GTGTGGCGGCTGCTCGATGAATGGTGGATGCACGCGCGGCTGGCGCAATATCCGGTGGCGGCGAGGCTGCGCGATATCTGGCTGGTGATGGGCGGGCGCGGCTCGGGCAAGACGCGGCTGGGTGCGGAATGGGTGAACGCATTGGTGCGGGGCTTCCCGCCCTTTGCCGCGCACAGATACGGGCGCATCGCGCTGGTGGGCGAAACCCTGGGCGATGTGCGCGAAGTGATGATCGAGGGGCCCTCAGGCATTCTGGCCGTCTCGCGCGGCAACCGCCCTCGCTTCGAGCCGAGCCGCAGGCGGCTCGTGTGGGACAACGGGGCGGTGGCGCAGGTCTTTTCCTCCGAGGATCCCGAAAGCTTGCGCGGGCCGCAATTCGAGGCCGCGTGGTGCGATGAGGTGGCGAAGTGGAAGGATGCGGAAGCATGCTTCGACATGCTCCAGTTCGGGCTGAGGCTGGGACGACGTCCGATGCAGCTTCTGACGACGACGCCGAAGCCGGTGGCCCTGATCCGTAAACTGGTGGTGAGGCCCGACGTGACGCTGACGCGCATGCGAACGGAAGAAAACGCGGCCAACCTGGCGGCGGGATTCCTGAAGGCGGTGGAACGGAACTATGGCGGCACCCGGCTTGGCAGGCAGGAACTCGACGGGGAGCTGATCGAGGATCGGGATGATGCTCTGTGGACCCGCGAAATGATCGAGGTGGCGGCCCGCGAGGGGCCGGCGGAGGCGCTGATGCGCGTCGTGGTGGCGGTGGATCCGCCTGCAACGGGCCGGCGCACCTCGGATGCCTGCGGCATGGTGGTGGCGGGCATGGCGGGCGATGGCACCGCCTGGGTGCTCCATGACGGGACCCTGCGCGCGGCTAAGCCCGAGATGTGGGCGCGACAAGCCGTGGCGCTCTACCACCGTTTCGAGGCCGATGCGATCGTGGCGGAGGTGAACCAGGGCGGCGACATGGTGGCAAGCGTGATTGCGACGGTGGACCCCGCCGTCGCGGTGAAACCGGTGAGGGCGAACCGCGGAAAATGGGTGCGCGCGGAGCCCGTTGCAGCGCTCTATACGCAGGGGCGCGTGCGCCATGCCGGGCGCTTTCCGCAGCTCGAGGACGAGATGTGCGACTTTGGCCCGGACGGGCTGTCGGGCGGGCGCTCACCGGACCGCGTGGACGCGCTGGTGTGGGCGATCACGGAGCTTCTGCTCGGGCGCAAGGGAACGCCGCGCATTCGCGACTTCTCCTAGTTCAACGACAGGAAGGACACATGGCTTGGACGTGGCCCTGGGCAAGGCGCCCGGGACGGGAAACCTTTGCCGCCGAGCGCAAGCAGGCTGGCGGATATGGCTTCGTCGCCCTGCACGCCCAGGGCGAGGCCCGCTGGACGCGGAGAGACTACGCCGCGCTGGCCCATGAGGGATACATGCGCAATCCCGTCGCGCACCGGGCGATCCGCTTGATCGCCGAAGCGGCGGCGGCCATACCTTGGGTCGTCTACGAAGGCGAGATGGAGCTCGACGAGCATCCGCTGACCGAGCTGCTGGCGCGGCCGAACCACGCGCAGGCTGGGCCCAGCTTCATGGAGGCCCTTTACGGGCACCTGCTGCTTTCGGGCAATGCCTTTGTCGAACGGGTGGAGACGGAGACCGGCGCGCGGGAGCTGCATCTTCTGCGACCCGATCGCGTGACCGTTCTGGCCGACGTCAAGGGCTGGCCTGTGGCCCTGGAATACAGGGTCGCAGAGACCAGGCGGAGGATTTCGCTGGACGAAGGCGGCAACGGCCTGCACCTCAAGCTGTTTCATCCGATCGACGATCACTATGGCTTTCCGCCGCTTTCGGCGGCGCTGCAGGCGCTCGACATCCACAATGCCGCGGCGCGCTGGAACAAGGCGCTGCTCGACAATTCCGCCCGGCCTTCCGGCGCCTTGGTCTATGCGCCGAAGGAGGGCGGGAACCTGACGGACGAGCAGTTCGAGCGGCTGAAGGCGGAGCTGGAGGACGGCTATTCGGGTGCCGCGCGGGCCGGACGGCCGCTGCTTCTTGAAGGCGGGCTCGACTGGAAGGCGATGAGTCTCACCCCGCGCGACATGGATTTCATGGAGGCAAAGAACGGGGCTGCCCGCGACATCGCGCTGGCGCTGGGCGTGCCGCCGATGCTGCTCGGCATCCCCGGGGACAACACCTATGCGAACTATCAGGAGGCGAACCGTGCCTTCTACCGGCTGACCGTGCTGCCGCTGGTGGGGCGCACCGCCCGGGAGCTTGGCCGGTTTCTGGCCCCGATATTTGGCGGCGATGTGCGGCTTTCCTTCGATCTCGATCAGGTCGAGGGGCTCGCTGCGGAGCGCGAGGCGCTGTGGAAGCGCGTCAACGAGGCGACCTTCCTCTCCGACGACGAGAAGCGGGAGGCCGTGGGATACGGACCTAACGGGCGGGGCTAACCCTATAGCCAGGGAGACCGACAGTGAATGGACTTTCAGAGGCGGCCTGGCTGTGGCTGGCCAAGGCCGCAGGAGCGGTTGCGGGCTCCGCAATCTCACTCGCCTACATCCTACCCTCCGGGCGGCGGGAAGCGGCGGTCCGCTTCGCCGTGGGCGTTGCCTGCGGCTTCGTCTTCGGCGGAACGGCGGGGCTGAAGATCGCCGAGGAACTTGGCATCGCGGGAAATCTGGCGCCGGGCGAGATGGTTCTCATGGGCTCCGCTGCGGCAAGCCTGTGCGCGTGGAGCGCGATCGGGTTTGTAACGCGGCTGCTGGCCGATGGCGGACGGATACAGCGCGGGAGAAAGGGCACGCAATGATGCGAAAGATCATTCCGGCGCCGGACGAGCGCAAGTTCTCCATGCTCGACATTGAGCAGGTGGAGGGTGATGGGACGTTCTGCGGCTATGCCAGCCTGTTTGGGCGCATCGATCTCGGGCAGGATGTGGTGGAGCGGGGCGCCTTCGCCGAGTCGATCACCCAGCGGGGTGCGGGCGGGATCCGGATGCTGTTCCAGCACGACCCGAACCAGCCCATCGGCGCGTGGCAGGCAATCCGCGAGGACGACCGGGGCCTCTTCGTGCGCGGTAGGCTCGCCACGGGTGTGGCAAGGGCGCGCGAGGTGCTGGAACTGATGCGCGCCGGTGCGCTCGATGGCCTGTCCATAGGCTTCCGAACGGTGAAGGCTCGGAAGGACCCGCGCACGGGCGTGCGCCGGATCCTGAAAGCCGATCTGTGGGAAATTTCTGTGGTGACCTTTCCCATGCTGCCCGAGGCGCGCGTGGAACAGGTGAAGGGCGGGCGCTTTTCGGGCGGCCTGCCAACCATACGAGAATTCGAGCGTTGGCTGACGCGGGATGCAAGGCTGACGCGCAGCGAGGCCAAAACCGTGATCTCACGCGGCTTCGCTGAGCTCCTGCGCGGGCGGGATGCCGCGCCGGGAACGCCGGAGCGCCTGGTGGCGACAATTCGCCAGGCGACGAGACTTCTTCAACAATAACCAGCAGATCAGGAATGGAAGAATGAGTGGAGCGACCAATACTGGCGTTCTGGAGGTGAAGTCCATTGCGGCCAGCGATGATCTTACCGGCGCGTTTGAAGAATTCATGACGACGTTTGAAGCCTTCAAGCGCGAGAACGATCAGCGTCTCAGAGAGATCGAGCGCCGCTCGGCCGATCCGCTGACGCAGGAGAAGGTGGAGCGCCTCTCAGCCGCGCTCGATGAACAGAAGCGCTTGATCGACCGGCTTGTACTGAAGAAGGCAAGGCCCGCGCTGGGCGGTGAGATGACGGTCTCACCCGTCGCGCTGGAGCACAAGGATGCCTTCCACGCCTATCTTCGCAGCGGCGATGATCGGCAGCTAAGAGCGCTCGAGGCCAAGGCCATGTCCTACGGCTCACCGCAGGATGGCGGTTATCTAGTTCCAGAGGAGCTGGAGGCCGAAATCGGCAGGCGTCTTGCCGCGATCTCGCCCATTCGGTCAATTGCCTCTGTGCGGCAGGTTTCCTCGGCCGTGCTGAAGAAGCCATTTGCGATCAGCGGGCCGGCCACGGGATGGGTGGGCGAGACCGCGCAGAGGTCGCAGACGGCGACACCCACGCTGGACGAGCTATCCTTCCCCACGGCGGAACTCTACGCGATGCCCGCCGCGACCGCCACGCTGCTTGAGGACAGCGTGGTCGATCTCGATGCCTGGATAGCGGGCGAGATCGAGACCGCTTTCGCGGAGCAGGAAGGGGCTGCCTTTGTCGATGGCGACGGCAATAACAAGCCGCTCGGTTTTCTCAGCTACGAGCAGGTGGAGGATATGAGCTGGAGCTGGGGCAAGGTTGGCTACCGGGCAACGGGGAGAGACGGAGCGCTTCCGCAAAACGACCCGGCGGATATCCTGATCGACCTCGTCTATGCGCTGAAGGCGGGGTACCGGCAGAACGCGAGCTGGGTGATGAACCGCAGGACCCAGGCGGCGCTGCGCAAAATCAAAGACAAGGACGGCAACTATCTCTGGCAGCCGCCGACAACGCCCGGCGCCCGGGCCATGCTGATGGGCTTCCCGGTGGTCGAGGCGGAAGACATGCCCGACATCGCCTCCGATGCCACGCCGATCGCCTTCGGCGATTTCCAGCGAGGCTATCTGGTGGTGGACCGCGCGGGCGTGCGGGTGCTGCGCGATCCCTACTCGTCCAAGCCCTATGTGCTTTTCTACACCACGAAGAGGGTCGGCGGCGGCATCCAGAACTTCGAGGCGATCAAGCTCTTAAAGTTCGGCACCGAGTGAGGCTTCTGTTTCGGTTGCCGGTTCAGGCACCGCGGGTCTGCCGGACAACCGCTTGGGCAGGCTCATCTCCTTTTCTACGCCGCGGCGAAAGCTGCGGCGTTCTGATTCAATACTTGAAGAGAGGCGGTTATGACGTTGTTTCGAACCGTGGAACCCGCCGTCGAACCCGTAACGCTCGCGGAGGCGAAGGCGCATCTGCGCATCACGCATGACAGCGAGGACGAGCTGATTTCCGGCCTGATAAGGGCGGCGCGACAGGAGGTGGAACGGACTACCGGAAGCGCGCTGATCGAGCAGAACTGGCGTCTGGCGCTCGATGACTGGCCGGAAGGCAATGTGGTGGAGTTGAGACGCGAGCCCGTGCAGCAAATCCTTTCCGTCACGGTTTTTGACGGCGGCGGCGCAGCCTTTGTGCTAACGCCCGGGGACTATCAGCTCGACGCCATGTCCTCGCCGGCGCGGCTCTATCTGCGCTCACGCCCCCGGCCCGGCCTGCCGATCAACGGGATCGAGATCGATTTTTCGGCCGGATATGGCGAGGCGGGAACGGAGGTGCCCGATCTGCTCAAGCGCGCGATGCTGATCCTCATCGCGTACTGGTACGAATTCCGCGGCGCCTATGGGCCTGACTGCCAGCCGGTAGCCATTCCCGAGGAATACCGGCGGCTGGTCGCCGGCTGGCGGGGGCCGAGACTGTCATGA